CAAACGAGATGATACGCTTCAGAACACGTACTGGTGCGCAAATAATGATCAACACCAGCGAGGATTTAGTTTACATCAACAACAGTAGAGGTACTGCATGGATAGAAATGTCAAGTAATGGTAAACTTGATGTGTATGCAAAAGACAGTATTAGTTTCCATACAGAAACAGATTTTAACTTTGTTGCAGACAGAGATATTAACTTTGAAGCTGGTAGAAACATCAATATGATTGTTAATGAAAACATTTTTACAAGTTGCGGGTTGAATTATGAATTATTAGTGGGCGTTGATGGCAAACTAAAGTTTAAAAACAATTTAGATACAACTGTTTCTAAAGATATGAAAACAACAGTGTTGAATGACAAACATGTATTAGTGACAAATAATTTATTTGAAACTGCACAGACCGATGTAAACATTAGTGCAGGCAATAATTTAAACTGGAGTGGCGCAGCAGGTGTAGGCGGATACAGTGGCGGAGATATGAAACTTACAGCAGCAGGTACAAGCAATATTAAATCTAGTCATCATAAAGAAACAGCTGACCGTATCGATATGAATGGTCCGGCAGCCGCTGCCTCGGAGCCTGCACCAGAAGCATCAGAATCAGTTTTACCTTTAAAAGCAAAATTTCCACAGCGTGTTCCACAACACGAACCGTGGCAAGGTCACGAAAATTGGAACCCATTGGAAACTGCTCCAGATAAAACAGAAGCAGTTGACACAGAAAGCCAAGATATACACATGGAAGAACGTCCTGTACATACAGATAGGACACTTATGAATGAATTAAAACCGGAGGATGATTGATGTTTCAAGCAATCGGGGGCGAACTTAGAAACGCAGCACTTAGAGAAAGTAATAGGGTATTAGGAGATGCAGTAAATCAACTAGCAAGAAAAAGTCCTATACCTACTATAGCAACTGTAGGTGCAATACAAGGTGGATTACAAGGTGGGTTGCAAGGAGCAATAAGAGGAGCAGCACAAGGAGTATTATCTGCAGGAATATCTCAACTGCAAAATCAAATTCCACCGCAGTTTGCACAAGCTGCTGCTGCATTACAAGGTATTGCAAACCCAGCTGCATTTACTCCAGGCGGGTGGATAAACCCGGATCAACTAGCTGCTGGGTTTACACAACCTTTTGGTCAACAGCAACAAAGAGGTACTGCAACTACAACGTATGCAGGAACTCCGGTTGCTGATAATCCTAGTACAGTTAGAACACAAATTGTTGACGCAACCAGCGGCGAAGTAAACCTTATCAAAGACAGTTTTTTACAAGGTTTACAAGGTGGTCTAAGTAGTATTATAGGACAAGGATTAAACAACTTGTTAGGAAGTTTGCCTAGCACGATGCAAAACTTATTAAGTTCTACAGGGTTAACTGGCGCACTTGGCAGTGCATTAGGCGCAATCGACGGTGCAATAGGAAAAGCCTTAGGCGGACTAGGAGATGCATTAGGAGACGCAGCAGGCAAATTAGCAAGTGGTTTAGGTTCAGCAATTAGTAGCATACCAGGTGTTGGCCCAGTGTTTGATGGGTTTACAAAAGGAATAGGCGACTTTACAAAAAACTTATCAAGTGCAGTAGACGGATTGCCTGTAGGATTAAGAAGTGTTATAAGCGAAGCATCAGCTCAAGTTGGAGCAAATTTAATTGGCAAAGCACTGAACAGGCCAAATGTTGTAAAAGATGTAGGCAGACAAGTTGCAAATAACATAAGATTTAAAGAAAACCCTGCAACACAAGCAAATGCAATTGCTAGTGCAGCAAATTCACTTCACAAGAAAACATTTAGAACAACTGGAGATAAAACGTTTGCAAATGTAGCTAATGCTGCTAAAAAAACAGCTAAAAAGTTTGGTACAAAACTAGTAAAGAAAAGAGATTTGTACGGCTTTACTACTCAAGGACCAATCATTATACAACCAGTACAAAAATTTGTAAATGGCACACTTGTAAGTATTACACCAAAGACAAACGATCTTTATGAAAAAGTTTTAGTATAAATACAGTATGGCTACAAATGAAAAACCACTTTATAAGAACGTGACAATATCTTCTCCTGGAGAAGAAGCACCAGTGACTTCTAAGCAATACAGGGGTATCAGCACTGTAGCTAATCCACGTGGATTTAATCTATTTGATTTAGAAATAATCAAACAAGATGTTATAAACCATTTTCATATTCGCAAAGGCGAAAAACTAGAAAACCCTACATTTGGCACTGTAATCTGGGACGTATTATTTGAGCCATTTACTGAAGATTTAAAAGAGCTAATAATCAAAGATATTACCGAAGTAATCAATTTTGATCCACGTATAAATGTAAATTCTGTCACAGTTGATACCTACGAAAGCGGGTTGCAAGTAGATTGCAGCATTACATACCTTCCTTACAGCATTAGCGAAACAATGCGTATAAAATTTGACCAAAACAACGGCCTTCTTTAAATACGCACATTATTACTTCAGGTAAATACACTGTAAAGTGAGGAATGGCATATGTCAACGACAGATAGGCAAAATCGACTTCTATTAGCAGAAGATTGGAAAGCAATATATCAAAGTTTTAAATACGCTGATTTTCAAAGTTATGACTTTGACAATCTACGTAGAACAATGATTTCTTATATTAGAGAAAATTATCCTGAAGACTACAACGATTATATTGAAAGTTCAGAATATCTTGCACTGATTGATTTGATTGCATTTTTAGGTCAAAACCTAGCCTTCCGCACAGACCTAAATGCTAGAGAAAATTATATCGAAACAGCAGAACGTAGAGAAAGCATTCTCCGTTTGGCAAGATTGATTAGCTATAATGCAAGTAGAAATACAACTGCAAATGGCTTACTAAAAATTGATAGTATAAGTACAACCGAAGATGTGTTTGATGCAAATAATAACAATCTTAGTGGACAAACTGTACTTTGGAACGATGCAACAAACAGTGACTGGTATGAGCAATTTATTAAAATAATGAATTCTGCTCTACCTGCAAATTCACGTTTTGGACGTCCTGTAAAAAAATCTACAGTTGACGGCATTATAACTGAACAATATAGATTTAATGGAACAAACACTGATATTCCAGTATTCAGTTTTACTAAATCAGTTGACAGCAAAAGTAGAAAATTTGAAATTACTAGTGCAGGTATTGACACTGGAGATAATTTCATTTATGAAGAAGAACCGTTTCCAGGAAACAAATTAGCGTTTTTATACAGAGACAGCGGACAAGGTGCAGGCAGTGCAAACAGTGGATTCTTTTTACACTTTAGACAAGGTACTCTAAAAAACAATGTTTTTACTATAGATAATCCTGTTCCAAACACAACTGTAAATATTGATACAGATAATATAAATGAATCTGACGTTTGGTTATACAAACTAGACAGCAACGGCACTGAGCAAGATATTTGGACAAAAGTTAGCAATATCGAGGGCAACAATATTGTGTACAACAGTGTTGAAAAAGGCGTCAGAGATATATATGGTGTACTCAGTAGAATTAGCGATCGTATAAGTTTAATTTTCAGTGATGGTGTTTTTGGCACATTGCCAAAAGGAAGTTTTAAAGTTTATTACAGAACCAGTGCTAATGAACAATATAAAATTAATCCTGCAGACTTAGTAGGAATACAAATACAAATACCTTACCTAAGTAAAAGCGGTACAACAGAAACGCTAAATTTAGTTTTAGATTTACAAGTTCCTGTATCTAATGCAGATACTAGTGAAACAAATGAAAGTATTAAAACAAATGCACCTAGTACGTTTTACACACAAAATAGACTTATTACAGGCGAAGATTATAATATCGGTCCTTTAGGAGTAAGTCAACAGATTATTAAAACAAAAAGCATTAATAGAACTAGTAGTGGAATAAGTCGCTATTATGATTTACGTGATGCAACTGGCAAGTACAGCAACACATTAATGTTTGGTGATGACGGTAGCGTTTACAGTGAAGATTTAGCAAAGAAATTTAGTTTTGGATTTACAACAAGAACTGACATCGAAGCAGTGATTAATTCAAAAGTTTTAGAAATTGTTAAACATACACAAACAAAAAACTTTTATTACAAAAACTTTGATAGAAATATTAGTGTAGAAGACTTGAATTTTACTTGGAACCCAACTACTAATGATACCAATCAAAGTTCAGGTATATTTCAAGATCAATTTAACATTCCTGTTGCAGTTAGTAGTTTTACAGCTAACACAATGAGATTTGTAGCACCTGGTAGTTTAATTAAATTTATTGCTCCTACTGGTCAGTATTTTGATAAAAACAATAAATTGGTTGTAGGCAATCCTACTAAGCTAGGAGACAAAACTTATATTTGGACAAAAGTTGTAAGTGTTTTTGAAAATGGTACAATACAAGACATTGATAGCGATTTAGGACCTGTTATTTTAAATGATAATATTCCGTCAGGTGCGCAATTATCTGAGATTATTTCAGTATTAAATTTAAGCATTGTAGCAGATACATTATCTCAAATGGTGGATCAAGCATTTAGTTATAAAACTTTTGGATTGCGTTATGATGTAGAAACTTCGAATTGGAAAGTTATTACATCAACAAACTTAGATAAAACTAGTGCATTTAGCACAGGTAGAGCAGGTGATGCTACAGGCTCAAATCAAGACAGTAGTTGGATTTTCTTGTTTGAAACCAACGGAGAAACTTATACTGTGACTCATCGTGGATTGAGATATGTGTTTGAAAGCGATGAACAAATACGTTTCTACTTTGATGGCAATGATAGAATATATGATAGCAAAACTGGAAAAATTGTGACTGATACAATTGATGTATTAAGTAATAATAATGTTCCTGATAGTTTAACAAATTTTACACAAGATTATAAATTCCAAGTTATTTCTTCTTATAGATCAGTTGCAGGTTATGTTGACAGTAAAAAATTAGAAGTAGGATTTGTTGACACAGACGGCGACGGTGTGATCGACGATCCAGATGTGTTTACACAAATTGTTGCACCTGATTATTTGCCAGATACAAAATATATATTTGCAAAAAAAGTGCTAATGAACGATGTTGAAACATTTGAATATGCAAATGCAGAAACAAATAACATTATTGTAAAAAATACAGAAGCTGCTGTTGGAGCATTTAGCAATTACACCGGCAATGAAGTTTTTTATATAAGCAGCACAGATGTGTTTAAAAAAATTAATTCGACAATGACAAGATTGGAATTAGATATAAATTGGCGTGCTTACAAAGGCAGAGATAGTTTACGATTTAATTACAGACATGCAGCAGCAGAAAATCGTAGAATAGATCCTAGCAGCAGCAACATTATTGATTTGTATCTTTTAGAAAAAACATATGATACAGAATTTAGAAAATATCTTATTGGCAATTTAGATGAAAAACCGTTGCCTCCTAGCAGTGATAGTTTATTTTTAAGCTACGGACAAGATATTAAAAAAATTAAAAGTATTTCTGATGAACTAATATATCA